TTACGGTACTTTTTCTACTGGTATTAATATTCGCAATCTACACAATATCATTTTTGCTAGTCCTTCAAAGTCTAGGATACGTAATCTACAAAGTATTGGCCGTGGTCTTCGGTTAAAAGATAATGACAGCACTGCTACATTATACGATATATCAGATGATTTAACACATAACGAAAAAGAAAATTATACATTATCTCATTTTAGAGAAAGAATTAAAATATATAATGAAGAAGACTTTAATTATGAAATACACAATGTTCAACTCACCTAAATAATTATATGGACAATTTAATAAAAATAATTAAATTGGTAAACGGTGATGATATTGTTACTGTATTGCCAAAAGAACAATTAGGTGAAAAATCTCCACTTATCAGATTAGATAAACCTTTACTAATTAAATATATTCCACAGGTTACGGAAGAAGGATTAAAAGATTATATAGCTCTAATAAGGTGGGCTAATTATACACATGATCAGATTATTACAATACCAAAAGATAAAATTATGACAATAGTAAGTGCTACTGAAGAAATGTCAAAATCTTATAAACAGATATCAACAAGTTACAATAAAGTAACTCCTCCTAAAAATAAAAACAATACTTATACTTCCGAAAGACTTGATGATGAAAGTAATGAAAGACTCAATGAAATATTTGATACATTTAAAGATACTAAAGAAACAATACATTAGTAGTCCTAATAGGTATATATCATTCGCTACACCCTCTATTATATACAAATATTTTGAAATGTCAATGGTGGATTTATGATAGTAGGAAATATTAATTCAACTTATTTTATCAATTCAATAAAAGACTATAATTCAATAAAATATGAATTACTAGATAAAATACATCAAACACAAAACAGTAGTATAGAAACACCATATGAAAGTATATATTCTAGTGATTGGAACGTAGGTAGAGATGTAAATAGGCCTTATTTAAATTATTTTTTAGATATGATTAAACCATATTTAAATGATATTAAGAAATATTTAATGTATGATGAATATTCTATTAAAAATCTATGGTTCCAAAGATACGGAAAAGAAAATAAACACGATTGGCATTGTCATCCAGAGAATCACTTTACAAATGTGTTTTATGTTGATCTGCCTGATAAATCTTTAAAAACTGAAATAATAGATCCTTTAACCAAAGAAATTATTAATTATATTGATGTTAAAGAGGGGGATTTACTTACACTTCCAGCTCAGGTTTTACATAGGTCACCTATCAATAAAACAGACAAAATAAAAACAATTATATCTTTTAATTTAAATATGCACAAAGCTGATTTTAATTTAATAAAAGATACATTGGAGCATTGACAAAATCATTAAATTGTAGTATATTAATATATTATGAATTCAAAAAAAGAACACTACGTAAATAATAAAGAATTTTTAGAGGCAATGAAAGCCTATAAAAAATTATGTAACAAAGCTAAAAGAGATAAACAACCTAAACCTAGAGTTACTGATTATATTGGTGAATGTTTTTTAAAGATTGCTAATCACTTATCTTATAGACCAAATTTTATTAACTATACTTTTAGAGATGATATGATTTCCGATGGTATAGAAAATTGTTTACAATATTTGGATAATTTTGATCCTGAAAAATCTAATAATCCTTTTGCATACTTTACACAAATTATCTATTTCGCTTTTGTACGAAGAATACAAAAAGAAAAGAAACAAACAATTATAAAAAGTAAACTAATTATAGATAATAACTATGATGACCTAGTTTTACAACCAGGTGATGATAGAGATTTTAAAAATCAATTTACAGAATTTTTACAAAAAAACACGGCAATAAATTCTGATTTATATAAACCAAAAGAAAAGAAAACCAAGACAAGAACTAAAAGAGTTACTAAAAAAAATACAACTTTAAGTTTTTTTGTTTAAGTTATGAAAAAAACAGTTAATCGTATTGTTATAGTTGGTGGTGGTACAGCTGGTTGGTCAACAGCCTTAAATTTTTTAAATAGAACTGATCATCCGAAAATAACAATTATAGCTTCAAAAGAAATACCAATTATAGGTGTAGGTGAAAGTTCAACTGGTAAATTTTTTGATATGATTAATCACTTCAAAAGAAATTCTTTTCCAGATGAAAAAACTTTTTTAAAAGAAACAGGTTCAACATTTAAATTAGGTATTAAGCACACAGATTGGAAATCATTAGGAGAATCATTCACTTCTCCTCTAGGAGATTATTATTTAAATCATACACACTATCCACAATCTCGTTATGATTTTTTTAGAATATATCACGTAGCCAATAAACTAAAATATGAGGCTCAACAATCGCAACTAATGTTAAATAACAAGTTACCTTTTATACCAAAAGAGTTGAAAGACTTTAGGTTTCGTCATGTAGCATATCATTTAGATACTTATAAAACTGGTCAATATTTAAAAGAATTAGTTTTAAAAAATAATAGAGTTGATTATATTGATGATATTGTTGTAGATGGTGATTTAAAAGAAAACGGAATTTTAAAAAACGTTATATTAAAATCAGGAGATAAAATAGAAGGAGATTTATTTGTTGATTGTTCAGGATTTTATAGAGTTCTAATTGATAAGAAATATACAAATAAATTTATATCTTATAGAGATGAACTATTGTGTAATAGAGCAATGCCGTTTCATGTAAAAAATAAAAATGATGATGTTATTAAAAACTATACTCATGTCGTTGCTAAAAAATATGGTTGGTTGTGGGAAATACCATTACAAGAACGTATGGGCTGTGGTTATTGTTATTCAGATGATTTTATAACACCAGATCAAGCACAAGAAGAAATAGAAAAAGATTTAGGTTTCAAAATAGAACCACAAAAAGATATTAAATTTGAAGCAGGCCGATTAGAAAAGTTTTGGATTAAAAATGTTTTATCTACTGGACTAGCTAGTGCTTTTATTGAACCTTTAGAAGCAACTTCAATTCATATGACAATATTTCAAATTGTTCACTTTTTAGAACAGCACTATTCAGATTATATGGATTTTAATTGTCAACAAGCACAAGATGATTATAATGGTGATTTTGGTGCAGGTTGGGACAATATAAAAGATTTTATAGTATTACATTATAGATCAAAAAGAACTGATACTGAATTTTGGAAAGAAGCTTCACATAATAAAAGATTAAGTCCTTGGTTAAAAGGAAAATTAGATATATGGAAAACAAGAATGCCTAGACAACATGATTATGATAGTAGAAAAAATGATAATTTTATAGATTTAGGTTCTACACTATGGTATCAAATTTTAATTGGCATGGACTTACTCGATCCTGAATTAGCATATAATGAATTAAAATCTTTTAATTTATATGAAATTGCAGAAATGGATTTTAAAAGAAGAAGTCAATTTATAGATAATTTAGTTAAAAGTTGTATATCAACAAATGATTTTTATAAAAATGAAATTGATATGATGGACAAATATGAGAAAATATCAATTGACCCTAGTATATGAAGATAGCTCTACTTAACGATACACATTTTGGAGTAAGGAATGATTCTCCTGCATTTATGTATTATCAAAATGAATTTTTTAACAATCAATTCTTTCCCTATATTAAAGAACATAATATAAAAACACTTGTTCATTTAGGCGATGTTGTTGATAGAAGAAAGTTTATTAATCACAATACAGCAGATAATTTTAAAAAAGTATTTTGGAATAAATTAGATGAGTTGGACATTGATACACACATTATCATAGGTAACCATGACACATATTATAAAAACACTAATACAATAAATGCTATAAGAAATTTAAATGTATGTAAAAAGAAAATAATATATGAAAATTCAGAAACAGTTAACTTTGATGGATTAGATATATTGTTTATTCCTTGGATATGTGATGAAAATGAAGAAGATTCGATTTATACTATTGAAAATTCTACAGCTGAAATTGCAATGGGACATTTGGAAGTTAAAGGCTTTGAAATGCATAAAGGACACTATAGTGAAAATGGATTAGATAGAAAGTTGTTTAAAAGATTTGAAAAGGTAATATCAGGACATTATCATAAAAAGTCAGATGATGGCCAGATTTATTATCTAGGAACTCAATATGAAATGACTTGGTCAGATTATAATTGTCCAAAAGGTTTTCATGTTTTTGATACTAATACTAGAGAAATGGAAAGAATTGAAAACAAAACCATTATACATAAAAAAATAATTTATAATGATAAAGAAAATAACTATAATTTAGTAGATATTTCAGAATACGACAAGTGTTTTGTTAAAATATTTATATCAAATAAAACAGATGAAGATATGTTTAATAACTTTATTGAAAAATTTTATAATAAAATAAATGTTAATGAATTACAAATAATTGATGACCCTATTGATATAACACAAACAGTTAAAGATAATATATTGGATGAAGGAGAAGACACACTAACATTTTTAAATAATTATATTGATCAAATTGATACAGAAATTGATAGAACCAAACTTAAAAAATTTGCAAAAGAATTATATACCGAGGCTAGTGAATGATTGTTTTTAAAAAGATAAAATATCAAAACTTTTTATCAACAGGAAATATTCCTATTGAGGTTGATTTAAATAAATCTTCAACAACACTAATAGTTGGCAGTAACGGAAGTGGAAAGTCAACACTACTTGACGCTTTATGTTATGTCTTATTTAATAGACCATTTAGAATAATTAAAAAAGAACAAATGGTCAACACGATTAATAATTCAGATACATTGGTTGAGATAGAATTTGATGTAGGTACAAAAAAATATAAAGTGTGTAGAGGTATTAAACCAAACATATTTGAAATATATTGTAATGGTGAATTAATTAACCAAGACGCTAGTAACGTAGATTATCAAAAATACTTAGAAACTAATATAATGAAACTTAATTATAGATCATTTATACAGGTTGTGATATTAGGTTCTTCTTCGTATGAGCCTTTTATGAAAATGAAACCAAGATATAGAAGAGAGGTTGTTGAAGAGATATTAGATATAAGAGTTTTTGGCCTAATGGATTTAATCTTACGATCTCAACAATCAGATTTACAAAAAAAGATCACGGAGGTACGTCACCA